ATATTTGCGATTTCCTCATAGTTTTGCGGTAGGTTACGTGTTAAGGAAACATCTACCCAGCTGTCACTATATAACCCTGTCGCAAGCTCTACAGTATTTTTGTTTGATATGATTTCGTATGTATCAGTAATACTGTTTTCGGCTAACTTCTGGGCGTTTAAGAAGTCTGTAAGTATACCTATCAGCTGTTTTATAGCAGATACTACGCGGGGGTCTTTTTTGCCCGCCTTAATATCCAGGGCGGCGTACTTCATTTTGATTTCAGTAGCAGTAGCGCCGTTAAGTTCGCTAAGTCGTGGGGTATTCGTCGTGTCGTAAATATCCTTACTTAGTCTACTTAAAAAGTTTTCTACTGCGCCGTCTGCCTGGTCCTGGGCTATAAACTCCGCTTTACTGTTTGCGTCCTTTAAAGCAATAGCACGGGCTTTACGCATTTTTAATACTTCGTTTTCGTCGACGTCTACACCTGTAAGCAGTAAGTACATATCCTGTAAATACTCTACAAGGTTAGCCTTATCGCTCAGCCCGTGGGCGTAAGCTACAATAAGGTCAAACGCTCCGAAGCTCAAATCACTTTTACCAAAGGACTTTATACGTGTGTTGTAGTCCGAAGGCATAGAGTTTTGATATATAGCTACAGGAATACGCCCGGCTTTATGTTCTATAGGGTTGCCTGTTGCTACTTCGGTCGTGTCAAGTGTAAAACCGCTTGCCGTGTCACCGATACAGTAGATAATATAGCGGTTATCGTATATTTCTAACCGGGTCTTTTCTACAGTATGGCCGTTTTCTTCGACCTCAATATTATACTTACGTAAAACCATAGCCAGACGGTTACGGACGTCGTAAACAGGTATAACCTCTTGTACGGGGTATTCGTCGTAGTCTATTTCGCCGTTTTCGTCTACCCAGGCTATTACAGCTGAATAACCAGCTATGCAGCCCTGGCGTAGCATTTCGCTAAGTACAAGGGTAGCACGTTCCTTTAGAAGCGCCGTAAGTTTTTTACGGTATTCGGTTATAATTTCTGCTTCCTCGGTTTCGTCGTCCTCTTGTGTCTGGTCCTCTACGGTGTAAATGGGCGACTTACCTAACATATAATCTACAAGCGTGTCAATGATGATAGCGGCGTAGTTAGCTATAAGTTTATAGTTTACACCGTCTGTACGTGCCTTGTCACGGTTTGCGATTTCGTCAAGTTCGCCGTCATAAGCAAGCTGATACTTTTCTATTTCCGCTTCCTTCAGCCATTTATCGTGTTTGTTTATCACCGAAGTAAGCCAGCTGCTATTAGCTTCCAGCCACTTAGTAGCGTCGTCGGCGGTAGCATTAGGCTTTACAGCTAACGCTACGGGAATTGTCGTAAAAGTTGCCACATTTATTACCCCCTTTCTATATGACGCGGTTACGGTCAAACGCCGTAGCCTGTCTGGTATTTATGTTAATATTCCGTGCTGCACGTATCAGCAAGAATAAAGCCATAGCTAAATCGTCGTGCGCTTCGTGTCCCGGTTTTCGTGGCTCAGCATTAGCCGGGACGTAAAAGTTAATACATTGCTGGCGCTTCGCTTCACGTGTTAAGTGTTCTATCTGCCAGCGTGCTTCTTGCCATAATTCGTACTGGTCCGGGTCGGTGGGTGGCTTAGGCATTTTAAAAAGGTCATTGTCGACGTAATCATAAGCTAAATAACCCAGCTTACTTTTACTTTCGTCGCCAGCCGCTTTAAACTTATAGGCTTCTACAAGTCCGTTATTATTACGGTCTAAGATTTCCTGTAAGTAGTATACTAACGGCTCGCCTATACCTGTAGCGTCACCTACACCGCCTAAACAGTTCCAATACTTTAATATTTTCGGTAGCATAGCACGTACTTTAGTATGCTGTTTGCCTACCCATTGATAAAAGCAAACTGGTACTACGGTCCCGTCCTTTTGCAAGTCGCCTATAACAAGGCTAAGGGCGTCCCTTTTGTGCATACCTACGGCTGCGTCAACATCTGTACTTGTTTCTTCCTGTCCCGCTACGTCAAGCCCCCATATATACGTATGTCCTTTGATAGGCTCTACAGCTGTTTCGTAATCGCTGTGGAATATGCGGGCTATCTGCTCAGCGCTGAAGAAACGGCCGATAGCGTCTACAGCGTTTAGTAAATACTGCGTCTGTATTGCTATGTGGTCTATACCCAAACGCGCTACCTGGTTTTCAAAAGCCTTTTTATAGTTTTCGTTCCCGGAAGCTATAACGGCGTTTGCGTCTATCTTAAATACAAGTTTCGGCTTATAGCCTAACTGTTTTTCTAAGCGGTTTTCCATATCGTGGGCTTGCTGTTCGCCCTTATATATAAAACTGTCCTTAGTCCAGGCTACGCCCCATAGTACGGTAGTCGCATTGTTAAACGACCCCATAGGCTGGGCGTCACGTTCCCACTTATCGGCGTCTATGTCCTGGGCTTCGTCACCTTCTAAAAGGGTGTAGGCCGTCTGCGACGCGATATTAGCGGTAGGGTTTATAGACAAAAACGCCCATTTGTTACTATCGCGGGGCGGTCCTATATGATACTTATAGCCGTCGGACTTTCTGTATTTACAGGTACGACCTTCGACCTTATATTTACCGTTAGTCAGTATACTACCAGCAAGGCCGCCGCTGTCCGGGGTGTCTGCACCCTCTAAACGGTCCATAGACGCTTGTACCTGTGGCTTGTAAACAGGTGCAAACTTTACGCCAGATACCGGGACGCCGAAGTACCAGCCATACAGTAACAAGTATTGCTGTATAAAGCTGCTTATTTCGTTCTTTCCAGCCTGTCGTGTAATCTGTACCACAAAATACCAGCCTAAGCCGTTAATACAGCTGAATATAATAGCGTCTGCTACCTGTATCTGGTAGTCGAAGGGGTCATTACGTCGCATTAAGCGCCACGCTTCCCGTAAATTTTCACGCTTAAAGATGTCGCCGAAGTTATTAAGCACGTTATACGGTAGCCCTTCCTTAGCCGCTGCGACGGTATGGGGGATAGCCACCATAGTAGGCGCACCTGTTAAGGGGTCTGTATCACAAACGTAGGTAAAGTCGGTTTTATACGCTTCACTCATAGCCGTAAATCGTCTGTATCGTTCTGTACATAAGGTACTATATCAGTACAGGACTGTAACTTTAAGTAGCCTGTTTCCTCACTACAGCCACTACAGCCACAGGAATTACACACAAACATAGCGCCGTTAATTTCGCTTTTTCTACAGTCTTTACATATACAGCCTTTGCAGTATTTTTCTTCTGGCAAGTCCACTACAGACGCCCCCTTTCTATACGCCACAAAATCAGTAATTATGCGGCTTAAATATAAAAAGCCCTGTAAAAACAAGGCTTTACAAGCAAAAAAGACGCCGTAAAAAGCGTCTTTACTACAATTTGTACTACTATTTATCGTTATTTTCGGCTTTTTCGCCCTTGCTTTTCGGCGCGGACCAGCTTAGGGCTATTTTACCCTGGGAAGCTGCTTTAAGCTCTTTGTTAATTACGTCTACAATGTCTTTGCTATCTTCGTCGCCAGACAGTCTATTATGTGTTTCGACTAAACTACGAAGCGTACGTAAAGCCCTGTCAAGTGACGGGTCCTCAATCGTTCCAGCGTGATAATAAGTACGGCCGCTTTCGCTTTCTGTGTGCCATACCATAGACTTTTTATACGCTACATCTTCGCCGCACTCTTCGGCGTTCTTTTGGTACGTTTCACTCTGTCGCATAAGATAAGCAATTATCTTAGTCTTTAATATGTTGATTTCGTAGGCCAGGCTTTTAGGGTCGTCCTCAGCGTTAAGCTGGTTAAAAATATTTTCTTCGCCCGGTAACAAAGTTTTCATATAAAGGCCGTGCTTTATATTGTTCTTGTTTGCCTTAGCTCTACCTTCCGGGGTTTTAGGTCCTGTACTACAACCGCCGTGTATACGACAACGACCGTAGCCTAAATGGTCTGTACCAGCCCCGGCGCTATTGTGACAGACTTTGCTACCTGTTTTAGCGCCACAGCAAAGCGTAGGGGAATTACGTACAACAGCTATTACGTTTTTCTTATCAGCCTTAGCGTGAAATTTAGTCTTTAACCGCATATCGTAAGGGTCGTAGTTTTCTGGTAATTGTACAATATCGTTAGCCACCTTCGTAACTCTCCTTTCCTGTATATTTTAGGGCGTCGTAAGCCACAAAACACGTGTACGAAGTGCAAATAAGGCGTATACCCAGGAAGGATATAACGCCCTAAAACCTAAATTTTAATATAATAATGCTATTATAATAGCATTATACTATAATATTCGGAAAAATGCAAGACTTAAATTTTGCCTATAAGACAACTAAATACGGTTGATAATGTCATACAGACAGGCTACAGCTTTATCACATCTATAATAATACTGGTCCTTGCTATATCCCAGTTGCATAAGTACAAAGCTAAGCGGTAGCTTATCTATCCAGCGAAAGTAAACCACCCTATATAAGTCAGCTGGTAACTTTCCTATAGCTTCCTGTAGCATAATCTTAGTAAGCCAGCGATTAGTAACGCCGTCCATAGGCTTACAGCCACTATTACGCCCTATATCGTCGTCTGGTCTACCGCCGTGTACTATCACGTCGTAGTTATCCAGCCATTGTCTTATGGTCTTTTTGCTAACTGTAGCAGCCAAAACGCCACCCCCTCAAAAACGCTAAAAAATATATAAATTGAAAATTTTAAAAGGGGGGTATATATAAAACACATTCATTTTATCAATAGTAAAAACATATACCCCCCTTAAAAAAATACTATACTATATATTATTTATATTATAATTTAATAAATATTTATATATAATATTATAGTTGTATATAGTAGTATGTATATAGTATATTACTATATAAAGAGTATGTTTTTTTTACGCTGTACGTTTCCCGTATTTCGTACCACGCTTAACGCCTTACGTACCACGGTCTACAGCCTACAGCTCTATTTACGTCGTTGTCTGCGACGCTCAGCACGATTAGCGTAGCCCTTCGGCATTGATACGCCGCCCAGCGTGACGCCGTGCTTCGTGGCTACGGCTTCCATTTCCTTAATTACGGTAGCCGCGTCCGGGACTACCTTACCTGTCAGCCGGGGAAGCTGTTTTATAAACTCGTTTACATCTGCGTTAAGTCTGGTGCAAAGAGTTATAATATATTTTGCCTGGTCCATAGTGCAGCTGCTACAGGTGTCTTGTATTGTTAAAATAAGTCGGTTATATTCTTTGTTATCCATTTTCTGTACCGTCCTTTCTTATTTCCTCATACACGGAAGGAAGCATACGTTTTATATGGTACGGTACGTCTAAGTTAAATGCGCTTAGTACAGCCTGTATGTTACCGACGTTATCCACAAAGTATAGTAATCGTGTGCCGGGTTTTCCTTCAGCGCTACTATGTCCTTGTGGAAAGTCTACCGCGTCCGTGTAGCATTTTTTATATGTGCCGTATGCTAAGTCCTGTACATTCCATATACCGACTGTGCCTTTGTCTTTTATGTCAACGTTGATATGCGTATAAGTTGTCATAGTCAGCTTGCTTACATCAGCGTCAAAAAACTTCTTTACGCTGTCCCGGTTTCCGTTCAGTAGTTCGCCGTCTGGTAGTAGCTTACCTGTGGAATACAGCTTAGCCATAAACTTAGGGTACGACGGTAGACAAGGAATTTTTACACATAAGCAGCCGTCAACAATTATGTAATACGTGTCGCCTTCTTTAAGCCCTACGACATTCGTGTTACTTTTTACAAGGCTTGCTAACTTACTATCGTTAAACATATTTATCACTTCCTTACTTAGTAGGGTTTTTAAGCTCTTCCATATCGCAATTAAAGATGCCCACAAATTTAGGGTCAAAGGCTTTCACCTTTTCTACGGCTTCCTCAAATGTATCTGCAAACACTCGCGCCGTATGGGTAGTTGACGCTAATACAGGGTTGTCAGTTTTACTACCTTCTCTGTAATAGCTTACTTTTGCTGTAAATTTGCTCATACTATCAGCTCCTTTCCTTTAGCGTCTGTCGGTATACGTTCCAGGGTAACACTACGACGACTTACGACCTTCGTAAACTTAATTATAGTGTCTGTCCTGGTATCTTTCAGCTGTAGAAGCGTCGGCGTGTTTTTCTGGACTAAGTACGGGTCGGTGTTCTTAATACCGAAGTCCTGTAGCCAGCGCCTTTGTTCTACGGTCGGCTTTTTACCTTTCACTTAGTACCACCGTCCTTTTTATCTTTGTCTTTATCCTGTTTCGGGTAACGGTTTCCGAC